TACGTGCATGCGTGCCCGCGTGGGCGTGGGCTGCACGGGCGCGCCGGCGCGGGCGTGGGCGTGGGCGTGGGCGCCGGCGTGGGCGCGGGTGCGGGCGTGGGCGCGCCGGCGTGCCCGCGCGGGCGCGGGCGCGGGCCCAGGTGCGCGCCCAGGTGCGCGGGCGCCCGCGCGTGCGTGGGCGCGACCCGGCAAAAACTTCCGCCCGGCAAGATTTGCCGCCCGGCAAAATGTGCCGCCCACCTGGGCCAGCACCCACGTGGGGCGCAATGCCGTGACGCCGGGCGCGCCGACGGCGCCGACAAGGCGCCCAGCGGCCCGCGTGGGGCGCGATCGGGCGCCGGATGGGGTGCAGGTGCCCCCCGTGGGCGATCGGGCGCTGGCGGGGCGTTTACGGGGTCGGGCGCCTACGCGCCCCGTGGCGCCCGTTCGGGCGTGGGGGCGCCCATACCCTAGGCGCCGGGGCGATCGGGCGTCTACGGGGCATTTAGGCGCCTTGGCGGGGCGTTGTCGTGGACATGTCCCCCAACGCAAAGCGCCCCCCGGTGTGAGCCGGAGGGCGTGGGCGTGCGGGGCGTGGGGCGTTAGAGCGATGCGGACGACATGAGCCACTCGACGACGGCGCCCCGTTCGGCGCGCAAGTAAAACGCGGCGTCGTCGGGCGTGATCGCGTACGCATCGCACAACGCGTCGCACGCCACGTCCGGATGCGCGTCGACCCACGCGCCGACGGCGTCGGCGTCGTCGCGCGCGACGTGGTCGCTCAGGTCGTCGAGCGCCATGTCGCGCAGTAATGCGCGCGGGTCGTCGTCAACGTCGAGCGTGATCGGCTCGACGACGGGCGCGACGGGCGCCACGACGGGCGCGCGCTTGGTGTCGCGCGTCGTCGGCATGTCGTCGTCGTCGAGCAGCCACGACGTGTACCGTGGCGCGTACTTCGGGCGCAATGCCGTGGGCGCATCCCATGCGTAGGTGTTCGAGTACCAACGCCCCGCATGATGCACGCCGGATGCCTCGTTGACGACGGCCATGCGCCCGTCGGCGTGCAGAAATACCAGCTTATTGCTGGCGCCGATCATGCCGCCCAGCACATGCGCCATGTCGGGCGCAAACAACGCGTCGGCGTTGTCGCGCGCGATCGGCGCCAGCACATGGCGCGCCATGTGCCACGTGTCCGACTTGCCAGCCGTGGGCGTGCCCACGTCGAGTACGCCGTTATGCACGACGGCAATGTCGCGCGTGAGCCGGAAGGGGTGCGCGTTCGCCACGTCGACGGCGCCGTGCGTGGCCATCCGCCAGTGCAGCACGCACGCCCGTCCGGCGGCGTGGGCGTAGTAGGCGCGCAGCATGTCGTCGGGATTGTTGCTCACAACGCGCCACACGCGCAGCGTGCCACCGTTGGCGCGCATGATGCCGAATCCGTCACCATTGCGCGCGGCAATGTCGAGGAGGTGCGACTTGGCCAGTGTGTGGCCGGCGGGTTGCGTGATGATCAGACACATGGTGTTAGACCTCTGCCCATGGGGCGTTGTTGTCGGTGTGTGGTGGGCATACGGGCGCCTTGCCCATGATGCGCGTGATGATGTTGAGCAACTCGACGCGCGACGGCGCGACGCGTTCGCGCTGGCGGTCGTTGAGCGTGACGCGGCGCGCCAAGTAAGCGCGCAGGTGTTTCGTGTTGGGCGTGTGTTCCGGCGCGTAGACGTGCCGGAGAAACGATTCCGCGGAGAGGTCCGCACACGACGCGCGCGCGGCCCATTCGAGCGTGGCGTGCGCGAACTCGACGCATGCCATCAACGTTTCGTATCGCGTCGTGCCACGGAACAACCGGAACTCGACGGTACGTGAGTTCGTGAGATTCAACATCTCGTACCGATCGCACGACGACGCACACGCGCCAATCCGTGCCGTTTTGCGCTTGCAATAGCTCCCACCGTAACGACGCGCCACGGCGCGCATCAGAAACTCGTTGCGCGGGTCGTTGAGAAAGACAACGGCCTTGGCCAGCGTGAGGCGCGTGAGTCCGGCGCGCGACACATGCACGTGCAATCCGCACGTCGACGTGTCGTGTGAGCGCATGCCACGGATCGCGTCGCACGACAACACACGGCGCCACATGTCAGCGTGCATGTCGAGCCCCATGGGTTGCGTGATCAGTTCGAATCCGTCGTTGAGTGATCCGTCGTGTTCCGCGAACAGCAACCGATCGGCGCCCGTGGCGTCGCCATGTGCTGCCGTCAACATCGCGTGTGCCATGTCGTGCATCGCGTCGCTGCATGCGCTGTGGCGTTCGAGTTCGAGTTCAACGCCCAGCATGCGATTGCCGTGGGCACGTGTCCATGGCGACACGCGCGGAAGCGTTGCGGCGCGCCGTTCGCCGTTGTGATAGCTGCCGATGACGTCGCGCAGCTCCCGATCGCGCACGTCGTCGAAGCACGACGCGCAGTAGTACTCACTGCCGTTGTCGAAAGCGCGCACGAACTCGCACGCCGTTTCGCCACACGCGCCGCACGACCACGTGTGATCCTCGACGCACGACGGACACCAGTGTTCCGTCGTGTGCGAATGGCGCGACATGCGCACCGTGCTGCCGGACCAATCCGGCATCGCATCCTCGCATCGCTCACAGACGTTCGTGCAGTCGACGTGCGCCCGCGCGGCGATGCGATCGGACCAAAACGGCGACCACGGAATGTCGACCGACTCGTGCGCCCATTGGTACGGCGTGAATCCCCCATTGCACACGGGGCACTCCGGGCGCGCCGCGTCGTGCGGCGTGTGTAGCAGGTCGTTCCGCCAGTCGAGCGTGTGGGGCGTCGTCATTCGCGCCCCCCGCGCAGGGCGTCGAGCGACGCGCACAACGCGCCGACGGCCAGCGTGAGCGCGCCGATGACGGCGAGTGTGAGGGAACGCCAAAGCGCGCCCGTGGCCATAGCGGCCACGCCGCCGATGGCCAGCAGTACCGCGACTACGTGCAGCATGTGAACCTCGTGTGTGTGTGACTCTCGACGCGCCCCCCGGCGCGCCGCGTCAACAACATGCGCCCCGGGGTCCGGCATGTCAACGACACGCCGGGCGCCGATAGGGCCGACGCCAGGTGGCGTCGCGCAGGCGCGCGCACGCCCACGCACGCGCCCACGCGCCCAGGTGCGCCCGCGGGCACGCGCCCACGCGCCCAGGTGCGCGGGTGCGCACGCCCAGGCGCACGCCCGCACGCCCGCACATGGGCGCGCGGGCACCTGCGCCTGCCCGCCGGCGCGGGCGTGCGCAGGGGCACGCGCCTACGTGCCCGCGCCTACGGGCACGCGCCCCTGCGCTCATGCGCTTGCCCGTGGGCGCCCCTGCGGGCGCGTCCGGGCGCCCGGGCATACGTGGGCCTGCGCAGGCGGGCGATCGGGCGCCACGCGGGCACGTGGGGGCGCTGGCGGGCGCGTGCGGGCCCACGCATGCGGGCAAGGCGCGCCGTGCGTGCCCACGCCCACGCGCGCGTGTCCGTATGCGCGCGCGCCCGCGCGGGCACGCGTGTACGCGCACGCGCACGCGCACGCGTGCGCCCACGCGCGCGTGTGTGCGCGCGTGCACGTACGTGCGCGCGGGCGCGTGCGTACGCGCGCGGGCGCGTGCGCGCGCGTGTGCGCGCGCGACCCCCCCCATCCCCCCGGAGCGGTAGCCGCGGACGCTATACCACCCCCATCCGGCCAGCGCCCACGCGGTACACGTCAACGCCACCTCGCCAGCGCGAGGGGTGGCGCGTTAGGTTGCCGGAGGGGCGCACGTCAACGAGCACAGGGAGGCGAGGATGCCGTCGAGTCCGGGGTACGAGCGGGACTATGCGCGGGAGTACGCGGGGCAAAAGGCGCGGGGAGAGAGCGGAACGGGGGCGGACAGCGGGAACGCCAAGCGCAAGCGGCTCCGGCGGCTGGTGGCGAAGCGCAAGCGCATCCCGAAGGGGGCGGAGGTGGATCATGTGCGCCCACTGGCGAAGGGTGGGTCGAACGGGGTGGAGAACGCGCGGGTGGTTCCGGCGAAAGACAATCGGAGCTTTCCGCGCACCAAAAACGCCGGGATGCGCTAACCAGCGGAGGATTGGTACATGTCAATGGACAAGGAAGCCGCCGTGGAGGGAGTGTTGGGACTCATGGCGGAGGGGAAGACCGTGAAGGAGGCGGTGGCGGCGCTGAAGGTTGGCGTGTCGCCCGGGACGGTGCGCCGGTGGATAAATGAGCGCGACGAGTGGGTCGCGGACTACCAGCGCAGCAAGAAGCTGCTGGCGTCAGCGCTGGCGGAGGAGGCGATTACCGTAGCGCGGGAGACGACGAATCATTCCAGCGCCGCGGATCGGCTACTGATTGAGACCCTGAAATGGGCGGCAGCCAAGGCCAACCCGGCAGAATATGGGGAGCGCCAGACGGTGGAGCATCAGGGCGCCCAAACGCTACAGGTGAAGGTCGTGGAGGAGGAGGGGCCGGTGCGGATCGCCGGAATGGATCGCCAGGCGCAAGTCCGGGCGGCATTGGAGGGCGCCGTGATGCAGGTGGCGGTCACCCCTATCCTGCCAGCCGGAGAGGTTCCCGGCTTGTCTGCGCAAGATGAATAATCACAAAAGCGCACCAACACACAGAAACCCCGAGGTTGGGTTTCGGGGTTTCTGTGGGGTGACACCTGTGTCACCCCTGACTACGTAGTCACCCAAACGATAACGTGTGTACGTAAGCGTAGGAGTAAACGAGAAACGTGTTACACGATCTCTAGACAACGAGGAGCGTCGTATGCCACCAAAAGGAAAACCGTCAGGCGGGGAGGTCCAAGTCGTGCTGGCCCGGCGGCATCCTGGGCAGCAGGAGATCGTGATGCACCCGGCCCGGTTCAAGGTGGTGATGTGTGGGCGCCGGTTCGGGAAGACGGCGCTGGGGGTCAGGGAAGCCTGTGACGCGGCGTTGCAGGGGCAGCCGGTGGGCTGGTTTGCGCCGACGTACAAGTACGTCTTGGAGGTCTGGCGGGAGCTGCTGCAGCGCCTCAAGCCGGTGATCGGGCGGTCCAACGATCAGGAGCGCCGGATCGAGCTGGTGACGGGCGGGGTGATCGAGATGTGGACGATGGACACGCCCGATCCCGGCCTGGGGCGCAAATACAAGCTGGCGATCATCGACGAGGCGGGGATCGTCCCGGAGCTGCTGGACATCTGGCAGCGGGCGATTCGTCCCACGCTGGTCGATTTGTCCGGGGGCGCCATGTTCTTGGGGACACCCCGAGGGCGCCGGCACGGGTTTGTCGTGCTGTTCAACCGGGGGAACGACCCGAACGATCAGAACTGGGCCAGTTTCCGGGCCAAGACACTGGACAACCCGTTTATTCCGCCGGAGGAAGTCGAATCGGCCCGGAAAGAACTGCCGCCGGAGGTCTTTGCGCAGGAGTTCGAGGGCATCCCGACCGACGATGGCGCCAATCCCTTCGGGCTGGAAGCCGTCCGCCGGGCGATAGGACCGCTGAGTCCGGAAAAGCCGGTCGTCTACGGCGTCGATCTGGCGCGGTCGATGGATTTTACCGTCGTGATCGGGCTGGATGCGTACCGGAAAGTGGCGTCTATCGACCGCTGGCAGGCTCCATGGGGCGAAACGAAGGCCAAAATCCGGGCGCTGGTAGGCCAAACACCCATCGTCGCTGACGCCACGGGCGTCGGAGACGCCATTGTGTCCGATCTGCAGGGGATGGGGGTGGATGTGACCCCCCATGTCTTCACCCAGCCATCCAAACTGCGCCTGATGCAGCGGTTGGTCGCGGCGTTTCAGGGGTCCGAACTGACCATTCCGGACGGCTGGCTGATCGGGGAGCTGGAATCCTTTGAGTTCATGTACACCGCCACCGGGGTGCGCTATGAGGCCCCCTCCGGGTTCCATGATGACGGCGTCATGGCCTTGGCGCTGGCCCTGTACGGGTGGGACCGGGTGCAGGGGGTGGTGCCGGAAGCACCGCCGGGCTTGCGTTTTGTCGGCGATGACCCAAACTTAGATGTGGATAACTCTGGCGAGGCTGTGGACAACCGCCGGAGGGTGATCGCGGGCGACTTTGCGGCGCAACTGCCGGGAGGTTGGTGATGGCGAGCAAGAAGACCGGCATGGAAGCAGTCATTGCCAAGACTGGCAAGCGGCGCATGATGGCCAAGCGCAAAGGCCCACCGGGCGTGGCCATCATGATCGCGATGGGCGCTCCGAAAGGCCCGATGAAAGGCCCGATGAAGGACGAATCGCCCTCGATGCGCGAAGAGTTGGACGCCTCGAAGGGCGAGGGCATGTCCAAGGCCAAGAAGATCGCCGCGCTGGAAGAGAAGATCGGCTACTTGAAGGCCGAACTCGCCCTCCTCAAGGCCGATGAGTCCGACATGGAAGACGAGATGTCCTCGGAGGATGAATCCGAGGACGAGATGGAGGATGAGGAGGACTAGTGGCGAAGACGCCGGCGTGGCAGCGAGCGGAAGGGAAGAATCCCGAGGGCGGCCTGAACGAAAAGGGCCGTGCGTCGCTGCGTGCTGAAGGGCGCGACATCAAACCGCCGGTGAAGAAGGCGGCCGCCGCGAAATCGCCGGAAAAAGCCAAGCGCCGCATCGCGTTTTGTCGGCGCATGAAAGGCATGAAAGCCAAACTGACCAGCGCGAAGACGGCGAACGACCCCAACTCGCGCATCAACAAGAGCCTGCGGGCATGGGACTGCGACTGATGCTGAACTGGCTCAAGACGTGGTGGGCGCCGGGGGAGAACGCGCCAGCGATGCCAACGATGGCGCCGCAGCACCCACTGGATGTGGTGTGCGCGACCTACGGGGCGTCGTATCTGCGGGAAATCACGACCGATCATCAGGAAGTGCAGATCACGTTGATCCGCCCGGACGCGACCTTGTCCGCGACGGGCGCAACGACTGCCGATGCGGTCGCCAAGGTGGTGGCCAAGGCGGAGAAATGCTGGGGGGCGCTATGAACCGGCGGCTGTGGCAGCTCCAAAACGTCCCGCACCGGCTGCGCGGGTGGCAGGAAGAAGCCAAACGGCTGGCCAAGATCGGGCTCAACGCCGAACTGCGGGCCAGAGTCCGGAATCCGGACGAAGACTGGACGGATCTCGGGGTGGCGTCCCGCCGGGTCATCACGACCGTCGGGGCCGGGTTCATTGTAGATGCGTTCCAGAACCTGACCGAGCTGGAAACGATGAACTTCCACGATTCCGGCACCGGGACCAACGCCGAAAGCGCCGGCGACACCGGATTGCAGACCCCGGCAGGTCCGGCCCGAGCGACCGGGACGCAAAGCGAGCCGGCAGCGACGCAATACCGGACGGTGGCGACGATTACCTACACGACCTCGCAGAATATCACGGAACACGGGATTTTCTCCGCCTCAACCAGCGGGGTGCTGCTGGATCGGTCGGTCTTTACCGCCATTCCGGTGGTCAACGGGTCGCAGATCGAGTTTACGTACACCCTGACCGTCAGTACGGGGACGTAATGGCGGGATCTAACGACTCCATTGCGATTACCCCGGGATCTGGGGCATCTGTTGCCACGCAGTTGGTGGGCGCCAAAGAATATCAGGTCGTGGTCCCCGCCGATTCGGTGGGACATATGCAAGGGACAAAAGACACCTTTGTCGTCAGCACGGGCAACACGGCGCATGTGGCCGCCGCTAGGACCACGCTGATCGACCTGTTCAACGCCACCGGATCGGGCGATATCCTGCGTGTGGTGGGGTGCTATGTCATCCCGGCGCAGACCGCCGTCACGGGTGTTGGACAGACGTATGAAGTCATTCGCACCACGGCGGTTGGGACGGGCGGGACCGTGTTGACGCCGCGCCCGTTTGATACCGCTTCTGCCGCGTTACCGGCGCAGGTGACGTGCCGACTTAAGCCCACTGGTGGCGCGACTGGAACGAACGTGACGTTATTTCTGAACGGCGCGTCGGAAGAGACGTTCCCCTACGCGGCGATGGCCAGTACGCTAAACCACATCCCGCAGACGCAAGAGTTGGCGGCGATGAAGGGGCTGGTCCTTCGGGAGAACGAAGGACTCAAAATAGATCAGACCACGAACAGCAGCGTCGGCAACGTCAACGTCGTGCTGGTCTTCACGGTCGAATAAGCCATGTCGCTCCTGCTGCTTTTCCCGACAACGGGCACCGGCCCGATTCAGCAAGCGGTCGGTGGGACGTTGGAGTTGCAGGGGAGTCTGGCCGGGACGGCGCAAACGGCTAAGGCGCTGACTGGGACGCTGACGAACGCCGGCGCACTGGCTGGGACCAGCCGGAACGCCAAGGCGCTGGCCGGGACACTGACCAGTGCGGGGACGATTGCCAGTCTGAATCGGTTTGCCAAGGCGGTGACCGGCACGCTGACGATGAGCGGGACGACCGCGTCATCGCTGCGAGCGGCTCAAGCGCTGGTAGGCACGTTGACCCAAAGCGCCAGTTTGAGTGGCGCGGTGCGCGTGCCGCAGACGGTGACGGGCACGTTGACGCAGGCGGGGAGTACCAGTACGTCGTTGATCCCTCCCGCTCCGGGAGATGACCTGACCACCCGGCTCCGCCGGAACCAAACCGACTGAGGACGTTATGGCGGATACCGCAGGACGCAACTTTACCCAGTGGTCGGAAGTGGCCACCCAGAACACCAA